CTGAAGGTAGTGTCAGTTTTACAGGTGCTTGTCGGAACTAGTTTCGTCGTCTAGTCCCTAGGATGTGATCCATTGCAGAGGGTCATTTCCTGTTGACCATCAGTTGAGTTTATACGGTTCACTCCGCTGGAAATCCTATCAGCTGGGAGGAAATTGCAGTCTATCTCCTGACTACCACTTACCGTGGTCCGGGTTGAGGAAAGGTCCGTCTATCTCCTGACGTAGGAAAGGTTAGTCTATCTACTGACTGAGGAAATTAGGCTATCTCCCGCCTTTATTATTACAAGTACTGTTCGTTTTCGGGGTGCAAATTTCTAGGTATTTGGTAAGTCAGCGATGTCCAGTCACTTCGCGCGCTTCCTTGCTGCACACTAAACCCCAGCATGTTTTTAGGCGATATCTCATACATAAAAACATAATTCCAAACAGCTTGCACTTCGTCGTTCCAATCCCCATTTTCTATACTTGTTTCTACCCTACGCCACACGGGACTGGGCAATCCATAGCGCTCCCACATCATTACATCTGCATAAGCTTCATCTATATCCACGATGTTGCTGGCGTAAGGTTTGTGAGCTTCATTAATTTTAAGCAAATATTCCGATACGTTGAGATCCTTGACCATGCCGAACTCCTTCTGCAAATGTTTATGCACTGCCCTTAGGATAGGTGTATTCCGTGCGCCAAACATCTCACAGTAGTTTGCAGCGCGCATTTGCTTATTCAATGGAAGATCCATCTTTACATAGAATCTCTTAAGGCCACGGGCTATCTTAGGTGTGAGCACGTGAGTTATCTCCATGCCATCATAATGGAAAGGCTTCACTTTCATCAGCATTTGGCTGTTGTATTCCATAGAGTAATTGTCACACACCGCTACCTTAACGCTCATACCCTGCATCTGTGCCACCCACTTAAGGAAAGGTACCAACTTAGCATCTGCGTCTATAGCTCCATCATCTCCCGTGAAGCAATATCTACTAACTGATACCTTAGCTAATTTGGCGGCTATAGTTAGGTTTAAAACCTGCATAATTACGTTTCCTATTGTAGTGTCCAAGTCGCCTGACCGCAGTTTTCCGATAAAACTACATACTAACTCCCGAAAACGGTTGCGTATTATTGACGAGGCACCCTTGAGATATTCATCTTTAGCTAACATATCCTCAAAATATTGTGCCAGCACTGCTAGACGCAAATGGGTCATTCCAATACTATGACTAGCGTCGCAACCAACGTAATCCACGTCTATTGGGTGTGCAAATTGCGCTATAACTGTGGCGATTTTCTCTGACCTAATGCCACTAGTAAACGTGTATTTGTGATCTAAATTCCAAAAAGCCTTGAAGTAGTTTTGTATAGCATCTACTTGAGGCCCCAATCGAACTACCCTGCACGGTTTATTCATTATTATACATCTAGGTAACACCCCCTCACCATGCAACAAAGTCTCATCACTCTTGATCATAGCTGTAAATCTTGGCGGGTTGGGTAATTTGTACGTCCCTATCATAGCATGGGCCCTCTCATATTTTCGGCGCTTGCCTGACGGAAACCTAGACACCCACGGCTTAAACTCAGTTGGTCTAATCAATTTAACGGCCGGGAACAACCCTGTATCAATCATCTTTGGTATTTCAGCTGACATAGCTCTATGTATCATCAACGACTGGTAAGGGTCACCTCCGTTGGTTTTTAATTGGCGTTCTAGGAAGGTTCGTGCTAGTGTACCTGAATCTGATTGGAAACTAATAGGTAAAAATCCTTGTATCTTAATCCCAGGGTTGATCTTGTACAGCACATTTGGTTTAGCTGGTTTGACGTTCTTCCACTGGATCATACCCGGCTCTGGAGGGGGTACTGATCTAGCTACCACATGGCCGCTACAACAATCAGATATTGGATGGAAAGCTCCTAACATGCCGATGGCAGTATGATCTTGTAATCTGTCGCCTTCACTAAAAACTGTTATTTTAGATTTGTCAAACTTGCCATTGACATACCTATACACCACACTCTCTACGCCATTGGTTACTATATGAGCTTGTAGATTAATCAATGGTTGGCTAAACACTTCCATATCTATATTGGATAAACTCAAATCTTTTCCATGATAATGGATTGACGCTAGCATATTCGGTATAGGCCCTGTTGAAGGCTTATATTGATACTCAGGAGTGATGTACCCCCTAACATGTTTATCTAACTTACCTAAATTCTTAACCGTAATTGATCCTGCTAGTTGTGTACATCCCTGATCTAGCGGCGCCTCTTTTGTCAGTTCATCATAATTTTTAAGCCACACGTTATCGGTTAAAACTAACTTACTGCCGGGTCCTACATATACATAATACTCATAAGGCCCACAGTGGGGGTTGCGTAAAAAGTACATGTTTTTAGTACCAGCAGTTTCCACGCACAACATTTGCTTATTCTCTGGATATGGGGTACATTTTACTAATTTAGCCCCATAATTGATGCTGTTAACAAATGATACTATATCAGAGCTAGCGGCGCCTTTATCATCTTTAGAGAAATCAAATGTGGGCACATCCACTAGCGTTAACGTAACCTTAGCGTCATTGATCCGTTTAGCTAATTCGGCTGAAACGGAACGATCTTCGGCTCTCCAACGCTGTATTACGCTTGTATGCTTCTGTATCTTAAAGCTGCCAGCTGGGTTAGCACACACTACTAAAGACGCTTTTCTATCCAGAACTAGCCTATGGTACTCTATCACCGAACGTGACATCTTACCATACTGCAAGCTAACGTCTGCAAACTTTGTAGCTTGGCCTATATAAGGTATCTGAGCCATTAATATGTCGAATTTCATCGCCCCTTCTGGTTTTGGCACAGAATATGGTAAATCGTATCTCAACCTATCTGGCTCATCTCGTAGCCCATAACCATTGATCGTAACTGTAGCTCCTAAACAGTTGGGCACCCACTCATCCATCAATTTACGTATATTAGTAGCAACTATAGGATTTTTAACTATTAATCTAGGGCTATTCGGCGCTTTAAATCTAGATATGGGCAAAAAGCAATGTTCTGAGGCTAATAAATCTATTAAATGATCCCTATCAATTCCATACTTGGGGTTGAAGTAATAGTAGTAATTACCATCATCAGCGTTGATACCTTGGGATACAGTTGCTGTGTACACGTCCTTAACTCCTTTAGTCTTAAATGTAGCAATGTCGCACGCTTCATTAACAATAACAACCACATCATCCTTCTTTAATTGATCAAACTCACTCATGGTTATTATAATTTCTTGGGACGCTATATTATTTAGCACCACTGTCTCGTCAAACGAGGCCACGCTGCCCATAGTATGTAGATAATTCTTATAACGCAACGCTGAAGACATCATCTGCATCTTGGTGCAATTTCTCTTAATTTTTGTTAGCAACAAAGACCAATCATAGGGGGCGTACGGGAATCGCAATGGAGGCTCTAACTGTGATGATCCTTGTGGGTATTCTATTCTACCATCTGCACATCTCCTGGGCGTGTCTAGGTGAAATTGGTACCTATCACCGATCAAAATGACTGGCCAATCAGGATTGAAATTGTAACTCAACGCATATAAAGCACAGATCCATCTAGCGTCCAATTTGTATGACTCGTCAATCACTATAGGAGCTTCACCACGATAACTCATAAACAATAGATGCAGAGTCAATCCAAAATCTTTCTTATTGGCTCTAGAAGCTGCCATGAAAGCGTTGTTAGGCCAATTGAGCTCCTTAAATATACGCGTTTTGCCAGAACCGACAACGCCCTCTACTCGGATATATCTAACCGTCTTGGGTACGTTGCGTAATCTTCCATATTTGCCATAAACTTTGCTTACCAGATCATGTAAATCACCGTCACAAGTAGCAAGAACCTCATTAATCCTATCCGCTGATACATTTAAGGGCACAAACGGAGTCTCATTTATGCGTAGCACTCCATTCGCCTTAATATATTCTGTAAATCGCTCATAGGCATTCAACCCGGCACTTGTTGACCGCATGTCTTCCTCACGTTCCTTGGTAGGCATAAGAACTGATGTGTGCACAGCAGGAGTAAGCGTGTAATTGTAATTGATACACTGAGGGTCTAAACATGAAAACTCGCTAGTGGCGTCTTGGCAATATAACACCCGATCACATTTACAATATCGAGGATATACTGTCCCAGCCACCTGATTTAAATTACTCCAATAATTACTACCCTTAACTGTGCCAATTCCACACCACCTGGCATGTTTGAGCTTGTATAGAGTAGCTCCATCAGCTACAAACACGCTCCCGGATTTATACAACGCTCGTGTGCTTATTGCCATCCCCACGCTCTCAAAAGACTGTTCAAAGGCCGTCTGCAGCAAATTCCAAATCTCTTCCTCTGTATAACCCATTCTCGAAAGCTCTACCACTAAGTTGCCAGAAACTACCTCATATGAGGTGGGGTCAAACGTGGCTGTAGATGACACTAAGGGCACAAAAGTTAGTCTGTACGCCGTGCCCATGTGTATCCTACCAATAGCTGCGTTGTTGTATCCCTTGATGGCCATCTTAGAAGGGTCCTCGCTAGCGTTTGAGGCATTTGTAGACTTGGATGATGACGGGTGACTTCTTTGATCTTGTGGCGTATCTTTAGGTTTAGCGTCGTCAGATTTTGATGATGAGGGCTTAGGGGCCCCTGTCGGTTTGTTGGTATTTTGGGAGCTAGTGTTAGGTCTAATTTCCTTCTTGTCTTTAAGACCTGATTTGAACTCACGCAGTTCAGCCTCTCGAGCTTTGGGATCTACCTTCCTAGCTGAGGGTTTTGGGTCGTCAGGTTTCTTGTCCGGCATATTAGTGAGAATGGACTCTACATGCACATTAACTACACTGCTTAAATCTCTTAATAAATAGAAATGACCATTAAGATAATCTGCATTAGAAAACACAACATAAGGAGCTACTGGTGTTACTTCAAAAAAGAGACCTAGATACGCTACAGGTAACAGAGTTCTCGTGGCTATCATATGCCATAATTCCACCTCATCTATCTGTTTAATAATATACCCAATGTGATGAGGGTATTTTTGGATTAATAAATCCTTTTTCTCATCCTCTATTGTTTGAGCTAATTCTAGATGTATAATATGATTGGCTATATGTAAGGTTCCTTGGCTTAATGTGAACATTGTACCACCTGCAATTTGCTTATTGTTGTGTCTAAGGTTACACGGACTCCGAATTTCCATTGGTCTCACCAATAACGCCATCCATACATAAGTATTGATTGCCGGCTTCTTTTCTGGGACTACCACGTCTGGTACACTAGGTTTGCCTATAGGAACCATCTCTGATTGTTTGACTATAGACACTATTGAATTTAGTATCGTAGGGTACTTACTTTCACTCGGCAACCAATCCGCCTCCGACAACACCCCGTCTGTCCATATGCCAGCGCTGAAAGTGGGAACTCCTTCTGTATATAAAAGGGTACCAAGGAAACCTCCTAACAAAGCGCCATCTTTGACAATGGATACCATCTCTTCACGACTGAACCCTAATATAGTGTCGAAATGAGTTTTTGGGTAAAGTAGTGGAGTCAACCCGATGAATAACCCTTTGTACTTGAGCATTCCCTCTAACAATACAAATGGTTCACCTGGTTTGAGCTGTTGCACGATCCGTTTGTCATTTACAAAGGTGACATATTCTGCAAAATCATCTAAAACCAACTTTTGACCAACATGGAAGTAGGCATACCAAGTAGTACGTCCAGCCTTATCTTCCAGATCTTCATCTATCTGGTCATTGGGTTTAATTGTATTTACAGGTGCCCCCGGTTGATCCAATAGCATGCGTAATACTACTTGCTCATCTTTATTTTCAACTACCAAAGGGTCCCAAGATTTGATCATGTCAAATTTTAACGCATCGTTCTTTTTGCTTTGAGATGCGCAACACCCAACATAATTCAACCCATACTTAATAAGTGGGTTTAACTTGATGGTGTGTACTACATCGTGCGATAGATGGCTCACAGGCAATTCTTCTTCATAACTTATAGCTCGATTCAACTTAGTCAACTGAATATGCACGTTCCCAATCTGTACTACACAGTCCTCAAACTTAAAAGACCCCGACGCACCTAGGGTCGTCATTGTTCCCGTTTTAAGAGATCTAACTAATAATCCCTCAGCAAACGTGTACACCGCATCCGGATCATAAAACCCATAATATAGCTGAACGGCGAGATCTGGTTTTACCTCATTTGCTTCCACTTCCTTAGCGACCGCTGGTTGAGCTTTATCCTGTGGAGCTTTGGGTGTCGTATTTAGTTTTGAAGTTTGGTTGCCATTAATGAGATCTGCAGGAGCGGGAGGTATTGAGATAGGCTTCATTTTGGGCATTTTATAACCATCCATTGGGGCAGTGCGTTTAGTCCACTTATCATTGTTGACTAAGCGCATGGCTTCTCTGTAATCAGCTAGATCCATCAAAGCTTGATGCACTAATAAACTAGACACGCTCTTCCTACTAGCTAGTTTATTAACCCTATCTGTCATTCCCGTCCAATCTATCCCTGCAGTGTAGTGATTTTCATTAGTGAATACGTTAGGGTCACATAAATAAGCCAACGCTACAATTTCGATGGCAGAGGGCTTATCCATTCTTTTAATCAATCGCAATGACATATTATTGTGGTCTACGGGCGACACCATTACATGGGCCATTATGTTATCCCCACTTGAATCCACCGATCCCAATAACTCCGGGTACTCTATGAATTTCGCTACATTGCTCCAATTGTCTGCTGCCGGTTTGAGTTGGTTAATTACAGAATCCACTGGGTATTTCACGCTATATACCAGTGTATTATTTATGAATCCCTCAGTGAATTCGGCGCGTTTGGACTCCCGTACATTAACAGCCAAGCTAAATGGGTCATTCAATTTATTATAGTTTGGATTACGAGAGGTAGAGTCGTTAGTCCATACATAATTTTTAACCAAAGATCCCCCTAAGGCATTAGATATCATGTCCCATTTACTTTCTCCTCCTACATCCCCATATCGGTACAAAATTTCACACACCTGTATCCTGTCTAAGTCACCATCGCTAATTAATTGACTCATTGCTAACTTGAACTCCGGGAGGTCCATTCCCAGCAACACATCAACCAACGCATCATATTCGCTGACATAGAAGCTTAATTGCACTCTATCGTGATAACGCACTGCGTCGTTTTGACCTGCATATTTAACTTTAATGCGTGGGGCTCGAGGCTGACTTTCCCCTCGAACAACGATAGGTTCTAGTCGTGGATGGGTGTCTCTAGCCCTCGCTCTAGTGACGCTCAGTATGGTGGTATTGGGCCCTGGTAATCCGTCATACTTCACATCGCCCCATGGTACAACCTCCCATCTACCAACAACCACATGACTGCATACCACATTACGCTGACACTCAGGACAACTGTCGCGAAATAACCACCACGAATTACAATAGTATTCAAATTCTGTGGGATCTCTTACCAATAAATTATCCTCAGTGGCATATCCTGCAGTGCGCAAACTGTGAACACACCTTGTTATCGTAGTGCGTTTGTAATAGACACCAGCACATTCATAATGGTCGTCAGCGTCATTTACCGCCATTGACCAACCATTAGCCACCGTGGTCGATATTATATCAACGCCTACGGGTTTGGGTTCTTCCACCATCTTATACACAGTCTTATTATTACAGAAACATCTGTATTTACTTGGGATCACCAACCCATAACCACTAGATTTAACGCGCTCAGGAGCCCTGTGGTGCGGATCCTGCGAAGCTATTAAACCAGTCACACAGGTAGAGCGGCAAGATATAGAGGTGGTTCCTATAGTATGGTCTAGACATTGACCTGTGGATATCAAATAGTTATAAAGCCCGTCATATAGCGGGTACGGGAAACCGTCTCCTATGGTAATGGAACGAATATAACCAGTGGGTCGCTTAACTGTGTAGCTCGAATCAGCTACTTGCACTGAACCGTATTTCCCACGTCTAAACCACTCCACAGGGGATATCATGGCCTCCAATTTTGATAAATTGGATACCATCATAGGTCCATAGGTCATGGTCCCTACTACGTTCTGAGTGGAGGCAAACACTACTCTATTTTTAATTGCTGCCAACTCTGGCGTTATATTCTTATAACATATGTGAATTCCTGAAGAATAGCAGCAATCGCTCATGTTGATGGGTCTATCAGTAAATATTTCCCTATCAATAATAGCAGGTGTTTTAAGATACCTAAGGAACCGCTCTATCAACGGCATAGATCGCTGCAAGTTGAGTATCCTAGCCGATTTATGCCTCTCTATGTCCATAGATATCATCTCTTTAGCTTTAACGAGTTCTGGACTCAATGCTTTGTCCACCATGTACACGACTTGCGCACCCATGAATGGCAACAATACAAAAGCAGCAGGGGGGC